ATAGACGCTGCGCGAGAAGCGCTTTGAGGCGTCGGTCCTCATCGCCGACCAGACCAGCGCCTCGGGCCGCGACGTGGCCCGACAGGTCAAGGCCACCGACGAGGCTGCCGGCTGGCAGCAGATGGAGGACGACCTCCAGCGCCGGCTCGATGAGCTGGACGACAACGACGACATCGGCGACCGGCTCGCCGACCTCAACGAGGAGTACGAGCGGGTCGCGCTGGAGCAGGACCAGTACGCGACCACCCCCAAGGAGGTCTACGCCGAGGGCCGGCTCGACCCGAACCCCGAGCTGGACGTGCGCAAGCGGTTCCCGGTCGAGGACACCAACGTGTACGAGAGCGGCGAGGGCATCAGCCCCGGCACCAAGTCGATCACCGCCAAGAGCCCCGACGGCAAGGGTCTCGGCACGGTCGATTACTACGTGGACGAGAACGGCGTCGTGCAGATCGACAACATCACCACCGTCAAGCGGGGCGAGGGCCACGGGAAGAAGCTCATCGCCAAGGTCGAGGAGGAGACCGGCCAGCCCGCCTCCAGCTTCGGCGCCGGCGATGGCGTCGAGGAGGGCTCCGAGGGGTTCTGGAAGTCCGTCACCGGGAAGGACACCGACCCCGACACCCGCCAGTTCATCGAGCCCAAGATGGACGCCGCCGGCGCGCTCGGCACCAAGAGCGAGGACGAGCTGCTCAACGAAATCGGCGACATGATCGCCGCCCCTCGTGACCCCAAGGCCGCGGCGATGGACGAGGCCCAGCGCAAGATCGACCTGCCGCCCGCGCACGAGGCGTACGGCGGGTACATCAGCCAGACCCCCGAGGGCACTCTGACCATCGACGGCGAGCCGGCCGAGAAGCTCTACCGGGTCGTCAGCAACGAGGAGTGGGCCGAGGCCCAGCGCACCGGTAAGCTCGCCGGCGGTGAGGGGAGCGGCTACACCCGCGCCTCTGCGCTCCCCGACCAGCGGTGGGTGCAGGAGGGCGGGCACGTTGTCGAGATTCGGTACGACCCCACCGATGCCTGGTCCGCCTCGGCCGAGGGCTACGCCGCCACGAAGCAGCCGATCGACCTGAGCAAGGTGCGCGACGTCGGCGGCGAGGAGCAGGCCAGCCTGTTCGCCAAGAACCAGGACTACGCCGCCGCGAAGAAGGCTGAGCGCCAGGCTGCTTTCGACGCCGAATACGGCGAGGGCGTGCCCGGTCAGATCAAGGAGGGCGATTTCACGATCGACCTCGGCGGGCCTAAGCCCGAGGCGCCCGCCGCCGCCCCCAAGCCCGCCGCCCCCGAGACCCGCAAGAGCCTCGCGGCCCAGGCCCAGGAGGCCGAGCGCGAATACAACCGGGCCCAGCGGGTGGTCGACCGGCTGGAGAAGAAGGTCGGGGTCACCGCCGAGAAGCAGGTCGCCCGCGCCGAGCGCAAGCTGGAGCGCCTCGCCGAGCGGCGCGCTCGCCTGGTCGAGCGCCAGGCTGCGCTCGATGAGCGCATCCCCAAGATGCCCGCGCAGGTCGAGGACTTCATCCCGTCCCGCATCCCCGGCGCGACCAAGACGCAGAACGTCCTCCGCAACGCCTTCGTCACCGGCGCGCGGGTGGCCGACCAGCACGGGGCCCGCACCGCCCAGGCTCTCAAGAACCTGCGCGAGCTGGCGCTCGGCACCGCTGAGTCCCGCTCGAACCAGGCCGTGCGCACCCTGCGCAACGTGCTCCACAGCGCCGCCGGCGAGGACCGCGCCTTCCTGGACGAGCTGCCCGACATCTACCGGGCGCTGGAGATGGGCAACGCCGACGAGCTGGCGATGCAGATGGCCGAGGCCGGTCGGCCCCGCGCCGCCGAGGCCATCCGCACCTTCCGCAACATGAACGCCGAGGACACCAAGGCGGTCGTGGACGAGGGGTTCCTCCCCGAGGACTGGCTGTCGCGCGCCGGCGGCAAGGAGGGCGGCGGCTACATGCACCGCCTGGAGACCAAGGAGGCCCGGAAGCTCCGGGAGGAGACCGAGCGCGGCACGCGCCGCGGCTCGCCCGCCCGGCCCGCCTCCATGAACAAGGCCGACCAGGACATGGGCGCGCTCCACGCCCGGACCTCGCACGTCGGCGAGGTGCTGAGCGACGACCTCCAGGCGAGCTTCGCTGCGGAGCGCGGGCTGCCCGAGGGGACCAAGGTCATTGACGACAACCCCGCCGCCTCCATCGGCCAGCACCGTGTCGACCTGGAGCACAAGCGCGCCGCGCGCGAATTCTTCGAGGGCGCCCAAGAGCTGACCGACGACGCCGGCCTACCGCTCGTGACCAAGGACGCCGACCTGGCGCGCACCCACGGCTACGTGAAGGTCTCGACCCCCGAGGGCGACCTGTGGGCGCCGCCGGCAATCGCCGATGAGGTCAACCGGTTCCAGGATGTCGTCTACAACGACGAGACCATCAAGGCGTTCGGCGCCGTGATGGACAAGACGATGCGGATTTGGAAGGCGCACGCCACCGTGCCCCTCGTCGGCTTCGCCTTCCACGCCCGCAACGCGCAGACCAACATGATGCTCAACTGGATCGCCGGCGTCGAGAACCCCGTGTGGTACGCACGCTCGGCCAAGCTCCAGCTCAAGCTGGAGAAGGCGATGAAGCAGCTCGGTCCCGAGACCGACATCGAGACCCTCCTCGCCAAGGGCGGGCTCACCGCCAAGGAGCAGAACTACGTCAAGCTCGCGCAGAAGCACAACGTGCTCGCCACCAGCCAGACCGCCATCGACCTCGCCGACCAGGGCGGGTCGAGCTACGCCGCCCAGCTCGGCACGCGCGCCGCCGAGCCGGGGCTCAAGGGCCGCGCCAAGCGGGCCCCCGGCAAGCTCAACTTCCTCAACCCCGAGACCTTCGTCGGCACCACCTCGGGCCGCATGGTCTCGGGCGGGCTGGAGAACAACGCCCGCCTCGCCCACTTCATGTGGGCGATGGACAAGTACGGCGACGCCGAAATGGCCGCGCAGTCGGTGAAGAAGTACCTGTTCAACTACGCCGACCTGACCCCGTTCGAGCGCCGCGTGATGAAGCGGACGATCCCCTTCTACACCTTCATGCGGAAGAACACCGCGCTCATGCTCAAGAGCACCGCCGAGAACCCCGGCAAGATGAGCCGGTTCGCGATGGCGCAGGAGCAGCTCCAGGACAACACGCAGGGCGGGCCCGACTTCCTCAAGGGGAACCTCATCCCCAACTACGTGAGCGAGATGGGCCAGGGCCCGACCAAGGCGCCCGGCTTCGGCGGGCTCACCACCTCGATCGAGTCGCCGTGGTCAGCCGCGTCGGAGGTGCTCGCGCCCGCCGGCGAGATTGCCGGCATGACCCCCGTGCTCAACCGGTTCGTGCCCGGTGAATTCAAGGGCAAGGGCCCCGAGGAGACCGCGCTCAAGCTGCTCAACATCCCCGGCGGTCCCGTGGCCGAGGCGCTCAAATACACCGCCGAGCGTGCCCTCGGGAAGGACACCTTCACCGGCGCGCCGGTCAAGACGATGAACCCCCTCGGTGAGACCCTGCGCCTCACCGACATCTTCGCGCCGTCCCCCTCGAAGGTCGCGCGCCTCGGCGACAAGGTGAGCCAGGGCGACGTGCTCGGCACCCACAAGGACCCCGTGCAGGGCGACGAGCGCACCCGCCGGCGCCAGGCCGCGGTCATCAACGCCCTGTTCGGCCTCAACACCAACGCCGTCGGGCCCGAGGCCACCGAGGCCGAGGTCACCCGCCGGTTCTACGAGTTGAAGGACTACCTCGACGTGCGCAACAAGTTCCTGGAGCCGGGCGAGAAGGGCTACATCCCCACGATCGAGGAGCTGCGCGAGGAGGGGATCATCCCCGAGCTGCCCAGCAAGAGCAAGGGCGGCGGCGGGTACGGCTCGGCCTACGGGGGCTAGACGGCGGGCGGGAAGCCGTCGTCGGGCTCGGCGAGAACCTTGCCCAGCGTGACGCCGGCCTTGAACTGCTCGTCGGCGACCTCGGCGGCTTCCTTCGCCGGCGTGGTGACGAACTGCCGGAGCAGCGCGCCGATCACGATGGGCGCCCACACCTTGTAGCTGGAGAGCGGGACGTCCTGCGGCCAGACGGAGTAGATCGCGAGCGCGATGGGGAGCAGGACGACCAGCTCGCGACGGATCGCGTCGAGGGCCTTCTGCGTGAACGGGACGGTGGACTCGGGCATGGCCTGAGCCTAGCGCGGTTTGCGCGTGACGCGCATGGTGCTGGTCGGGGAGACCGACCGGTTCCGCCGCTTGGCGACCTTGCGCTCACCGCTGGCCCGCGACTTCTGCTTGCGCCGGGCGCCCTCGCCGAGACGCTCGCTGCCCTTGGGCGGGGTCAGCAGGTACATGCCGGCCTCGATGTTGTCGTAGTCGTTGGTGTCGAGCGGGATCACGACCTTGGAGAGCATGGCCGGGCTGTTCTTGTAGCGGTACACCGTGCGCGACGTGCGCTCGAACAGGACCCACGTGTATTTGTGGGTGACCCACACGGCGTCGGCGTCGGTGCCGCGCTTGCACGCCTGCGCAGCAACGCAGTCGCCGCCGTCACCGCAGCGGGCGCGGGCGATGTCCTTGTCCTTCACGTAGAGCGGGTAGGTCTCCTGCGCGTCCCGGACCGAGAGGTCGTTGGGGGTGAGGTACCGCTCCCCGCAGGCGTCCAGAAGGTTCTGGAGGATCGTCTGCGTGCGGCCCATGTGGACCGCGTTGCGAGGCTCGGGGGTGGGTTCGGGCTTGGGTTTGCGTGCCATAGATTTCATAACGCTACCGGGCGCTCGAACATTCCCGAGCTACGAGGCAACGCGCTCGACCCAATCATCGAAGGGGTTGCTCGGCTTCACGTACTTCTCGGCGAGGAAGTCGGCGAGCGGGAGCCCCTCGTATTTCTTGCAGAGGTAGTCGAAGCTCACCTTCATCAGGTCGCCGTAGCCGTTCTCGACCTCGTGCAGCATGACGATGCCGCGCCAGTACCCGTTCCCCTGCGGGCCGAGGTACGCCTCGTCGTGCAGGTACCCGGTGCCGCACACGAGCCCCATCTGCCGGCCGGCACCGGTGGTGCGCTCGGCGTAGTCGAAGACCTGCTGGTGGCCCATCACGAAGCTGTGGCCGAGGGTCTTGAGGCGGGTCGCGACGACGCCGCCGTAGGCCCGGCCCGTCATCGGGTTGTAGAAGTAGTGGGAGTACGCGATGCCGTCGAGCACGAGCACGTCGAGGAACGGGTGAACGATCCAGTCGCGGGTGTCGAAGTCCTCGAACCCGAGCGCGCCCTCCAGCTTGGGGTCGCTCTCGATCGCGCGCATGATGCGGTTCTCGTGGTTGCCCATGAGGTAGTGCTTCTCGGGGAAGTACCCGTTGTCGGTCTTGCGCACCCGCTGGTTGTGCCACGTGGTGCTCTGGTCGAGCGCGGTGAACCCCTTGTTGCCGGCCACGATGTCGTCCTTGTAGCGCCGGCCCTCGGCCTGGAGCTTGCCCTTGTCGTAGTGCGAGAGCGACGGCATGTCGTAGTGGTCGCCGATGTGGATGATCTTCTCGGGCCGCTTCTCCAGGGCGTACTGGCCGATCCACTTGAGGTGGTCGGTCGGCACGCCGGGGCGCACCTGCGTGTCCGGGATGATGAGGTGCTTCACACCCTGGCCCAACGTCACGAGCCCGTGAGGTCTTCCCGAACCTGGCGCTCGACCTGCTTGCAGTCGGGCACGGGGTTCTCCTTCTCGTAGTCGATCGCGGCCTGCTCAACGATGCTCGGGCCCTCGTCCTCGGGGGCCTGGTTCAGCCGCTCCTCCAGGGCCCGCAGGTACTCGGCGGTCCTCGGGTCGGTGAGCTGCACGTACTCGGGGAAGCTCGTCAGGTCGATGCCCCGCTGCGCGCTCGACGCCACCGCGATCTTGCGGAGGGTGGCCGGGAAGACCGTGCGGAATTCCGCCTGGCCGCGGCACTCGGCGACGCGCGACTCGACCCGCTCCTCCACGAGGGCGGTCACGACGGCGGCGTTCTTCTCGGCCACGGTGTTCGTCCGGTCGACCGAGACCCCGACCGTGGCGAGGAACACGAGCACGGCGAACACGATGCTGATGGTCGTGCGCCAGCGGTACCAGAAGGTGGTCACAGCTCCCACACCCCGGCCCAAATGAGCATGACGCGGACGAACAGGACCGTCACGCAGAACGCGATCCAGACGATGGTCGCCTTCCACTTCCAGGTGAACGCAGCGCGCTCAGCCGCCGTGCTCACGAGTCGTCCGAGTCGTCCGAGGACGTGCGCTGGCGCTTCTCGTCCACCCGGAGCCATACCGGTAGGCCAAGCAAGCCTGCTGCCACAAGCATCAGTGTATGACGTTCGGCACCCCGCTGGAGGAATGTCTCGTTGAGCAGGATCACGGTGCCCAAGGCACCCAGGAAGGTGTCGCGGGTCAACCGCTGCGCCCAGCGGGAGCGTTGAGGGGCCACTCATCAGACCGACTTGTTCGGGCGGTCCGACACGATGGCAGGGTCGAACCCCTTGCCGAGCGTGTTGATCGCCCGGTTGGTCGCGTTCGTGATGTCGGCGTTGAGCTTCACGCCGAGGGCCTCGATGGCGGCGAGGGTGGCCTTGTGGTCGTCGGCCTGAATCTTCTCGACTCCGGCGATGATCTTGAGGCTGTCGGCATCGGTGAAGGGCACGCCGTCATTGTAGTCACCGGAGAGAGCCGGCAGCACCACTCGCTGTAGCTGCTCGATCCGGCGCCGGCCGGGGCACGCCTTGGCGACGGGCGTCCAGTAGCCGGGCGTGCCGAACTGGATGTGCCAGCCGAAGCCGGCGCCGTCCCACGTGGGGGTCAGCCGGTTCGGGATGCCCCACTCCTTGTGGGCCCAGGCGCAGAGCCGGGTGATGGCCGCGACCTGATCGGCGGACCAGGGGTCGTCGTCCCAGGCGCCGCGCCGCACGTACTCGATGTGGTTCTCGGTCTCGACGGAGAAGGCGAAGGGATTGGCCTTGTAGTTGGCGTCCATCCGTCGGTTCATGTCGCCGTACTGCTCGACGGTGCCGTCGGTGCCGATCCAGAAGGTGGACTCCAGCGAGGAGGACCGGCCGAAGAACCCACGCAGCGAGCCCACGCCGGCCTGCGAGTGCAGGATGCCGATGCGGGGGACGATGGTCGGCTGGCTCTGGTTCTCGGGGAGCGGGAGCCACACGGCGTCGGGGTAGCGGGTCTCGGGCACGGGCCCAGGCTACCTCGTGAGCAGGTAGGAAAGCTCGGCGAGCGGGAGCATGGCGAGGTCGGTCTTCTCGGGCACGTCGAGGATGCGGACGCTCGCGCCGTAGCTGGCGAGCGCCTCGGCCCAGCGGAGCGCGCCGGCGCGGCCGGCCTCGTCTCCGTCGAAGGCAATGCGGACGTCGCGGCCCGCGAGGGTCACGGCCTGGAGCGGGTGGGACCCGACCCCCGTCGGCACCCCGAGCGGGGTGTAGTCGGACCAGAGGAGCGCCTGGTTCGCGGCCCACGTGTCGGTCTCGCCCTCGCAGAGGACGACGGTGCGGTCGGTGTGGCAGTCCCACCATTCGCCGTAGAGCACGCCCGAGAACTGGCCCTTGCCCGGAGGCGAGAGCGCTTTCGTGAGCGCGGTCCGGTGCTTGTAGCTCACGAGGTCGCCGTCCCGGTTGAAGTACGGGATGATGATTTCATCGAGGCGTGAGCCGACCGACCAGCGCCCCACGAGGTCGCCGGCGGTCAGCTCGCGCAGCGCGCCCTCGGCGTGCTTGTGGGCGAGGAACCGGTCGATGGCCTTGCGGTCGTTGAGCGAGGACTGCGCGACGAGCGCGCGCGCCGCCGTGCTGTCGAACGTGCGCGCGACCCCCTCGGTGGGGCCGGTCCAGTCGGACGCCTCCAGCTCATCGAGGAGCACGAGCGCGTAGCGCCGCACGTCGGAGAACGAGGGGGACGCCTCGGGCCAGGCGAGCCGGCCGATCAGGTCGAAGACGTCGCCCCGTGCGCCGCACGGGAAGCACCCCCACCGTTCGAGCCGCTCGCCGTAGACGTCGAGAGATGGCTCACGGTCGGGGTGGAAGGGGCAGACAGCGGCCCACCTGCCATCGCCCCCGTCCTCGACCGGTATGCGGTACCGGTCGAGCACGTAGACGATGGGCAGGCGGGCCTTGATGCCGCCGGCGTCGAGCGCCCGCAGGTCCACGAGCCCTAGAAGGGCTCGGGGACACCGGTCGACGGGTCGACCGGGACTGCGGGTGCCGGCGCCGCCGGTGCGGGCACCGGAGCAGCCGCCGGTGCAGGCGCCGGAACCGGCGGGGCCGGCGCAGGGACGGGAACCTGCGGGGCCGGCGCCGGAGCGGGGGCGGGAGCCGCCGCGACCGGCGCGCCGGTCGAGAGGCTGATGTTCTTGAGGTTGACGAAGGGCTTGCCGCCCTCCTTCTTCGCCGCCGTCAGGGTGACGTCGGCCTGGAACGCGCGACCGACGAGCTGCTCGGCGACCTGCTCCAGCGTGACCGCCGGGTCCGAGTAGTAGGTCTCGGGGATGCCGAGGCTGTCGAACATGCGGAACAGGAACCCCGTGCCGGCGGGGTTGCCGACGCCGAAGTTCTGGTTGACCCAGCCGGTGGTGCCGGCCTCGGGGCCCGCGGTGATGCGGAGCATCAGCCCGAGGGTGGTGGTCTGCTTCCCCTGGTTGTCGCGCAGGTTCCACTTCTCGATGACGAGGGCGTGGTTGCCCTCCGGGAGCGAGCCGAAGCTCTGTCCCGATTCCTTGGCCTGCTTGAGCAGGTCCGCCATGCTTGTGCTGGTCATACGGTTGCGGCCTCCTGGCTGCTGTTGATGACGGACAGGATGTCCGTCAGGGATGGGTTGGTGATGCGCCCCGAGGGCCAGTGTTCCGACACCTCGTGGATGTTGGACTTGGCGACGTACGGGGTGCCCGCTGCGTCGATCACCATGTCGCGGTAGCGCGCCTGGCTCGACGGTTCGATCTGACGGGAGAGGTAGCCCACGATGTCGAATCGGTAGGGGAGTTTCTTCCCGAGCTGGCCTCTCACGTACGGCTGCAACACGCCGTCCTTGTTCTCTGTTCCCGCGCCGACGTAAATCACGTCGATGGGGTTGGTCGCGTGCCGGCGCCAGTCCTTCATGGCGAGGATGTAGTCGTTCATCCGGTCGTAGATGACGCCCCAATCCTGGAGGTCAGCCTGGCCGGTGCCGCGCACATCCTCGACCAGGCGGTCCTGGCCGTCGGTGATGGAGTCGAGCCCCACCGCCTTGAAGTAGTGCTGGCCGCTGTCGATCCAGAGCTTGGCGTTGGTGAGGTCGCGCATCGACTGCACGTCCACGACGACGGTCGTGTCGGTGGTGATGGCGTTGGCCTCGACATCGGGCGGCGGCTCGGCCGGGTTCCACCAGACCTTGTGGCCGGGGCAATGCTCGGCGCGGCCCTCGGCGTCGAGGTGGAGCCTCGGGCCGGGGGCGCTGTAGAACAGCCACGATTTGCCTGCGCCGGCGGGGCCGTGGCAGAGGATCGTGAGCCTGCGGGTGGAGTCGGTCATGGGGTAGTGGGGTCCTCTCGGGTCGTGAACCATACCGCCTTGGCAGCCTGCCAGTCATCACCCTGATCCATCATCGGACACAGGTGGATGAAATCGCAGTCCCAAGAGCAATCTCGGTTCGGGGTTGGGTAGAGCCAGTCATGGTGAGCGTCGGGGTCAGCCTCGACCGCCTGCACCGAGGCCACCATGCGGCTGATCGTGCCGTACAGGTGGCGCTCGTGGAGGGCCCGCTGATCCTCCGAATATGTTACCTCGTGTCGGGCGTAGAACGGCGGCTTGGCCTTGGCCGTGCGCTGGACTTTCTTGAGCTGCGTGTGGCGGAAGGTGTGGACCTTCTCGCCGAGCACGTGGTCGAGCACCCACCCGTAGGTGAGCTTCTGGTCATCGAAGGCCAGGGTCGCCGGCGGGTCGAGCGACGCGACGGTCTTCCAGTCGTCCACGGTGATGAGCCCGGACACCCGGTTGCGCACGATCAGGTCGGGACCGGCGGTGATCCACACCTCGTCGCCGTGGAAGGTGCCGGCGAGGCGCTTGTACCGCTCCTCGACGTGCAGCACCTCCTCCTGCGCGTCGGCGCCGGTCTCGTCGCGCCACTCCTCGAAGCCCTCGACCATGCGGTCGACCAGGAAGTAGACCTTCTCCCACTCGGGGGACAAGACACCCTCGCCCTCGTGCCGGCGCTTCTCGTCGGCCAACGTGGCGCGCCAGTCTTCGCCCCGATAGATCGAGGCGACACCGAGGTGTGCGAGGGTGCCCACGTCCCGTTGGCCGGTGAGTGGCTTCTCCGGGTCACGCTCGGGCTCGACACCATCGCCGGTGCCGGTCCCGTAGCTGAGCCAGAAGGAGCGCGGGCATCGCTTGAATTTCTTGACGGCGGACATGCGCCAGGTGCGGACGGTCACAGGTGTGCCACCGCCTTGAGCGCGCCGGCCGCACCGAGCAGCTCGTGCGCGAGCGCGATCGCCTCGTCGGCGGTGAGATACGGCCCGCCCATGTCCCAATCGTCGTGGCTGATGCCGGCGATGGTGAGCAGGCGCTCCCTCGTGCCGTCGTCGTGCGGGCGGTAGGCGTCGGAGACCTCGACGGTGTACGTCGCCATCACTGGAACTGCCCGAGGTCGAGCACGTACTCGCCCGCGCCGCTGTCCCAGCGGAGGTCGACCTCGACCGGGAACCGGTCGACCTCGACCGCGATCGACTTCACGGTGAGGTCTCCCTCCTCGTGGTTGGCGACGTGGTTGGCGAGGTTGTGCAGCGCGTCGAGCTGCGAGGTGGTGAGCTTCACTTCCGGCCCTTTCGTTGGCGGTACTCGGCGATGTATTTGTTCCACGCCACCTTGCAGCGGCGGCACGCCTTCTCGCCGCGCCGCTGGTGCGCTCGGTAACCCGCGGCCGGGGTCTCCGGCTTGAACAGGGGGCACTCGCTCACGGCCGGTACCGCTCGGGCAGGTGGCGCGCAGCGAGCGCGCGGCGCGGGCCCTTCATCGCGCCGACGGCGCGGCTCACGCCCACCATGTAGCGGTGGGGGAGCGGCTGCTTGGCGTCGCCCCGGCTGAACGCCACGCCCCGGATACGGTCGTGGAAGAACACGTAGTCCTTGGGCTTGAGCACGAACAGCAGGGCGTCGTCGGTGATCGGCGCACCCTCCGGGTACTTGGGCGGGGTCGGAACGGATGATTGCTGCACGTTGGTATTGAACAGCATCAGTACCGCTGCAATTCCCGCTTGATCCAATCGGGGTCCTGGAGGATGGCCTGCGCGGTCTCCTCCTTGTAGGCACCCGAGCGGAAGACGCTCTCGTCGTAGCTGTTCACGCTCACGACGTCGATGATGTTCACGTAGTCAGCATCCTGCCCGATGCGCCGGCACCGACCGTCGGCCTGCACGTTCTCGATCAGCTTGAAGCTCCGCTGGAGCATGAGCTGGTGGTGCGCAGCGGTGAGCGTGATGCCCTCCGACATGGCGCCGTAGGTCCCGAGCAGGACGCGCAAGTCCTTGCGCTGGAACCCGTCCTCGGCCATGCGCCGGGCGCCCTCGTTCTGCGCGCCGGTGATGAGCCCGTACGGGATGCCGAGGTGCTCCAGCTTGCGGGCGCACAGCTCGATCAGCCGGCGCGACACGGCGAACACCACGAGGGAGAGCGCGGGGTCGTGGTCTTCGAGCCAGTCCACGAGGGCGTTGAGCTTCGAGGAGGGCTCCTCGAAGGAGACCAGCCGGTTCTCCTGGTCGAAGGTGGGCAGGGCGCTCGCCATCTGCAAGAGCCGGAGGCTCTGCTGCATCGGGTCGGTCGCGGCGATGATCCCCGAGGGCACCTTCGCCAGCATGTCTTTCTTCATCGCCTTGTAGGCGGTCTCCTGCTTGCCCTCCATCTCGACCCACAGCGTCGAGGGCACGACGGGCGGGAGCCCGCCGGCGCCGACGATCTGATCGAGGGTGCGGCGCAGCATGTAGGGCTCGGCGATGCGGCGCAGCTCGGCCTCGGTGCGGGGGTTGAAGGCGCGCACCTTCTCGACCTTGCGGCCACCGCCGGCGAAGATCGCCTCGGTGAGGCAGTACCGGTCCTGGAATTTCACCCGGCTCTGGAAGTCGAGGGGCGCGACGGTGTGCATGATCGACCAGAAGCCGATCGGGTCGGGGATCGGGGTGGCGGTCGTGACCCACACCCGGTCGGCCTCGTGCGACACCGCCCACAGGGCGCGTGTCTGCTTGGACCGAGGGTCCTTGGCCCGGTGCGCCTCGTCGGCGATGACGGTGGGGATGTGGACGTTCAGCTCGCCCGGCTCCTTCTCCTTCTCGGAGCGGGCGGTCGAGCCGTAGGGCGCGAGCTTCGAGTGGTAGCGCAGGCTCTCCCAATTCATAATCAGCACGCCGCCCTCGGAGGTGAGCCCCTCCTCGATCAGCTTGCGGCGCTTGGCCGCGCTGCCCGACACGACGACGGGGTGCAGGTGCGGGGCCCACTCCTCCAGGTGTCGGGCGTGGGTCCACTTCACGGTGCGGGGGCACACGATCAGGGCGGGGAAGGCGTCGGGCTTGAGCAGCCCGAGCGCGACCGCCACCATCACGCCCTTGCCGCTGCCGGCCTCGTCGGTGATCGCGCCGCGCGCCATAGCGGCGAGGTAACCCGCGCCGGATACCTGCGGGGGGTAGAGCCCCTCGGTCCAGGCGGGCGAGGCGCCCGGCTGCCAGACCTTGAGCGCCTCGACCCAGCGCTCCCAGCGGACGCGCTCCTCGGCCCAGGCGCGCACCGCCGGCGTCATCGCCAGCTCGTGGCCGAAGACCCCGCGGCAGGCGAGGGCGGTGCCCCACGAGGGGAGCCCCGACCAGACGTTGGTCTTGTGGTTGAACGTGAGGCCGGGCACGAGGCGGGCCAGGTCGTGGTCGAGCGGGCCGACCTCCAGCCAGAGGCGGTCGTCGTGCAGGTCGAGGGTGGCGCTCATTCGGTGGACTCCATGATCTTGTTGAGCAGGTCGTGGCCGACCTGGCCGGGCTTCCCGTACTTGCGCACGAGGTAGGTGAGTAGGTGGCGGGCGGCTTCCCGTGCGTGCCCGTCGGGGGTCGTTGCCTCCCACCCGAGGGCACGCAGCTTACCGTCGTCGGCGAACGCTCGCTTGCTTCTGTCCTGAATTTCAAAGGGCCAGCCGTGCTGCTCGCACAGCCCCTCGATATAGCCGATGATGCGGAGCGCGTCGACCTGCCGCGATTTCTTGTGGGTGTTCTGGTCGAGCACGTAGTCCTCGATCACCACCTCGGGGATCGCGCCGGCGCTCGACCACATGCGGAACGCCTCGTAGAAGTCGAAGCGCCCGACGATTTCGCCGAAGCCGAACTGCTCGCCGTTGAACCAGGCGAAGCCGGTGGCCTTGCCGGGGTCGATGGCGAGGAAGAAGAACGTCTGCTCGTCGGGGACGGAGGTGGGCATCAGCGGCACCGCTCGCTCGGCTTCTCCATGCACCAGCGGTAGTAGTCGTCGGGCATCGGGTTCGCGATCGGGAAGGCGACCGTGAGCGCGGCGACGAGGTAGGCCAGGGTGCCGGCCCACGGGTAGACGTGCTCGTTCTGGAGGACGTGCGCGAGGAACCACCAGCAGGCGGCGAGCGACGGGCCCATCAGTATTTGTCGCCCCACGTCTGGAGGGGGCCGTCGCACCCGACGGTGAGGGGCACCCGGAACTGGTCGCTCATGGTCATCACCTCGACGGCGGTCGCGGCCAGCTCGGCGGCGTCCTCCTCGGGGAAGCTCCACAGGATTTCGTCGTGGATCGGCACGACGATGTGGTGGTCGAGGCCGGCGGCGTTGAGCGCGATCAGCCGGTCCTTGAGCACGTCGGCCGCGCTCCCCTGGATCAGGTAGTTGATGAGGGCGTAGAGCTTGTCGCCGTCGCCGATCACCTTGCGCCCGCCCCAGGTGGTGACGTAGGGCTTGCCCTCGTCGGCCCACCGCTGCTTTGCCTTCTCCTCGATGGCCGAGGCGAACGCAGCCTCCTCGGGGAACCGCTCCTTGATGGCGTTCACGAGGCCCTCGATCACCTCGACGGAGACGCCGGCGGTGGCCGCGATCTTCGCCGGGCCGGCGCCGTAGAGCGCAGAGTACCGGGTGTTCTTGGCCGGGCTCCGCTGCTCCTTCGTCACCTCCTCGATGGGCACGCCGTAGGCGAGCGAGGCGGTGAACGAGTGGGGGTCGACGCCCTGGCGGAACGCCTCGATCATGTTGGTAGACCCGCTGTAGTGCGCGTGTAGACGAAGCTCCTGCCCGTCGTAGTCGGTGGCGTACAGCACGTCGCCCTCGTTGGTCGGGAGGATCGCGCTGCGGATGAGCTTGCCGCCCTCGCCCCGAGCGGGGAGCTGCTGGAGGGGCGGCTTACTGATCGACATGCGGCCCGTACGGGCCCCGAGAACGTTGATGGAGGGGTGGATGAGGCCACCGCTTTCGATGAATGGGGTCAGGTACGCCTTGCTCCACTTGAGAAGGCGCCGGAATTCGAGGATGCGTTCCGCCATATCACCGGGGAAGGTGCGCTGTAGTTCGAGCAAGACAGCCTTGTCGAGCTTGACGCCGCCGCTCGGGGTGAATTCGTCGGGCTCCCAGCCGGCAGCCTCCAAGCAATCGCTGATCTGCTTGTTCGAGTTGGGGTTCTTGATCCCCTCCTCCTTGAGCACGTCGGCCATGTCGGCGGCGCGGCTCATCCACTTGTCCCGGAGCAGCTCGGCGTACGTGGTATCAACTTTGATACCACGAGTTTCGGCGCCGAACATGATCCAAAGCGCGGCCATCTCCCGCTCGTATGCAGCCCTCATCGGCTGCACCTGCGGCCACATCCACTCCAGGTTGCGGGCGGTGAGCACCGCATCGAGGGCACCGTAGGCCCAATAGCTCGGCTCATTGATCGGGATGTCGTGCCAGCCCCAGCCCATCTCGGCCTTGCGGTGCTTGAGCATCCGGTCCCCGATGACGGCCTCCTCGCCGTAGCGGCGCTCGCTCACGGGCTTGAGCCCGTGCCGCGCATCGGATTCGAGGAGGTGGTGCATCACCACACCGTCGTGGCTGCGTGCCTTCGAGGGCAGAGGCAGGTCGCTCACCTCCAGGGCGTGCGCGTCGAACTTGAGGTTCCACCAGCCCGTGGCGTGGTTGTCGTCCCGCACGTGGGTGAGGGCCTGCTCGATCACGCCGCGCCAGTCTCGGTACCCGAGGGCCCAGCCGGTGGCGCCGTCGCCGAACTGCACGAGGCGCAGGAAGCCGGGCTCCCACCAGTCGAGACCGGTGGTCTCGGTGTCGATGGCGAGGATCGGCCGGCGCTCCCCGAGCCAGCGGAGGAACGCCTGCGCGTCCTCCACGCTGTCCACGAGGTGCAGGTCTGGATTGCCGAGGGCCTCAGTCACGCTGTAGGTAACGCATCAGCACGCTCGGCTGTTCCAATTGCTGCACGAGCGCGTCCTTGTAGGTGGCGAGGGCGGTCTCCATCGCGCGCCGGAAGGCGTAGGCCATGCTCGTGATGTCCTCGCACCCGACCAGCGGGCGCGCGTCGTAGACCTCAAGCAGGTACAGCTCGGCGGGGTCGACGTAGCGCTCCTCGTAGTGCTCGTCGCCGTCGGACACGATGAGCCAGCGGCCCAGCACGTCCACGTCGATGACCTCCCACGGGCTGGACCCGTCCCACTCCACCCGGTCCGGGTAGCAGGGGCGCGGCGCCTCGCTGACGGGCCAGCCCGTGGCCGGCCTCACACCGAGGTCCGCAGCTTGGCGACCCACGCACGGTGGATCGCGGCCATCTGCCAGAAGGTCTCGGGCGGCGTGGGCTCGGTGATGCCCCGCACCTGGAGAGCGGCGGCGGTGCGCTCGTAGCGGACCGCCTTCTCGGCGTGCTGGATGATGGTCAGATGCGACTTCACACGAGGCACCCTACTGCTCCGTCAGCTCGGCGATGAGTCGCCCTGCGGCGCCCGGCGTGGGCCGGTCGTCCACGAGGTTGCCGGTCTCGATCGCGTCGATGAGGATGGCGATGCAGGCGCCGGCGTGGGCGAGGTGGTGGTACCCCGAGTCGGTCGCGTGGTCCTCGCCGTCGAGCCAGGCGGACAGGTGCCGGTCGGCGGCGGACTGGTAGACGGTGGCGCGCACGGCCTTCTCGCGCCAGTTGTAGGGCCCGTACTTCCGGGCCCCGTCGGCCATCGCCTGCGCGGTGCGGATGATGAACGAGCGGGGCACGAGCCAGAGCTGCGGTTTCTTGACCCCGAGCAAATCCTTCGGGTTGGTGGTGTCGGCTTCCGCCGCCGCCGGCTCGGGCGTGGTAACCCGCGGTGGGTCATCGAGCACGAGCTTCTCGGCCTCCTTGCGCAGCTCCTCGTGGTAGCGCGCCATGAACCGGTCGTGCTGGTCGGCGTGCGAGCCGGTGCGGGCGATCCCTTCGGGCGTGATGTTGGTGTAGCCGAGGATCGTGGCCTCGTAGCGGTCATCGAAGGGGATCGGCGGGCCGCTCTGCGAGGAGGGGTGCCGGAGCATGGCCTCCTGGCGGGGCGTGGGCTCCTCGCGCAGCAGCACGAGGGGCTCGTCGGTGGCGTGGACGAGGGGGTAGGCGCCGCTGTTGGCGCCCCGGTAGAAGTAGACCCGCTTGCCGAGCTTCTCGGCCACGAACCGCTCGGCCATCGCGCCGTCGGACTCCTCCCAGCCGGGCAGGAGGGCGATGCCGTCCGCCTTGGCGATGGCGTCGAAGTCGCGCGTCAACGCCTCGTGGACGTCGAAGCCCTGCTCCTCCAGGGAGCCGTCGGGGTCGAACCCGAGGGCCAGGTCCATCTCGGCCGGCGACACGATGGTGTAGCCGTGCGAGCGGAGGCGGGTCGACGCCTCCTCGAAGGCGTCGAAGTTGAAGCGCCGGTACCCGCGCATGGGCCCGGCGACGTACAGGGTGAGGGCGATGTGGCCCACGGTGTTCTCCTTGGGTTGGTGGAAGGTGAGCATGAGAGCCGGAGGGAGGGCTCGAACCTCCCTCGCACCAGCCGGCCCAGGAAGGGGATCAGCCCTCCTTCGGTCGACGTCGGCCGGTGCGCCTGCCGTGGCCGGCGTGGTGCCCGTTGTTATCGCTGGCGGGCGCAGCGGTAGGGGCCGAGCTACTTGCGCTCGGACGGCTTCACGTAGCGGGCGTTGCCCCGCTTGCCGGCGTTGAAGGAGGCGATCACCTCGCGGGAGAATTGCCCGCGGGTGCCGACCTCGACGCCGTTCTCACGGGCCCAGGCGCGCACGTCGGCGGCGCTGGCGGTCTTGGAATCGGCCATTAGTTCACCTCCTCGGGGAAGAAGGCCGCGGCCTCGCCGAGGACGGCGAGGAGCAGCAGCTCGAACGTGAGGGCGAGGTTCGCCATCGGTCGAAGGATGTGGATGTAGGTGTGGAGCACGTCGCCCGGCGTCCCGCCACACTCGGCGAGGTCGCCGAGGAGGCTGATGACGCACGCCTGGTGCGTCCAGTAGGCCGAGAGGAGGTCGCGCTCGCTCCAGAGGTCGAGCCCCTGCTTCCGGTAGTCGGCGGCGAGGGACTCGACGGCCTGGTCGATGTCGGGGTCGTTGAGCGGGAGCAGGCGCACGGGCCCGCGCCCGTCCTGCGCCATGATGTAGGCCAGCCAGCTCCGCACGATTTCGAGGGACTCGCACGAGAGCGCGCCCTCGTCCGTCGTGGGCCGGTTGAGGAATTCGGTGGGGTCGAGCGCGATCAGCTCGTCCACGACGTCCTCGGGCAGCTCGGGCAGCTCGGGGTTCATCGGGGCTCCAGCCAGCCCATCGGAACGCAGAGCGCTTCGAGGTCGGCGATGAGGCGCAGCGCCTCCGAGGGTGAGAGGTGGACGGAGCACTCGGACACGTCGAGCACGATGGCCTGGTGGTGCCGGCGCACCCGCACGAGCGAGTGGTTGGGCCCCAGGGGCGGTGCGTTCGGCTTGGTGACGGGCGAGGCAACCTGCCCGCCGGCGGGCGGCACGAAGGGCTCGCCCTCCGGCCACGGGTACTTGCCGGCGCGCATCAGTCGCTCTCGGCGGCGTAGCGCTCGTCGGTGGCGCGGTTGACGGCCTCCTCGACGGCGAGGGCGGCGTCCTCGGGGTCCTCGGCGAGCGCGGCCTCGACGGCGTTGGCGAGGTTCTCGTCCTCGTTGCGGGCCGCGAATTCGGCGTTCTCGACGTCGATGGCGGCGACCACGAGCTTCGAGACCTCGATGGCGTACGCCGCCTCGGCCGGCGAGCTGACCTCGTTGGAGAACAGGATGCCGAGGACCCCGTAGCCGGTCTGGCCGGGGTGGTCGGGGTGGTCGACGGCGACCGTCAGCGCGATGCTCTCGGTGCCGTCCTCGTGGGTCACGAGGGCGGGGAAGACGTCGGCGCTGTTGAACAGGATGGAGTCCTGCACGATGGACACGAGGGCGAGCACCGCACGGGCGGCGGGCTCGGGCTTCTCGTCGTCGTCGGGCGGTGAGACCAGGCGGACGGACTGCGGGGTTGGCACGGGTAGAACCTCTTTCGGTGGTGGTAGGTGGGTAAACGATATCAGAGCTTGGAGAATTCCGCAGGCGAATGCCGAATCATGTGACAATTCGCGCAGAGCACCTCGAAGCCCTTGTGGTCGCCCTTGACGATCCTGCGGTAGGTGGCCTGGTTCCCGCCGCTTGCGCGGCGATCGGCGTCGCCGCCGCCGTGCGTGTGGTGGATTTGCAGGCACCGGTGGTCGGCGATGCCGCAGTCGGCGCACGTCGCCCCGAGGGCGTCGAGGGCGCGCCGGCGCAGGCGCGCGTTGTATTCGCGCCCTTGCTGGCGGTAGACCTCGCGGTTGGCGTCCCGCCATTCCTTGTTAGGCATTCGGGAATCATACCGGGAGAAACTCCCACAGTCCAAAGTCCAGCCATACGGGCTCGCCGGTCTCCCGCACGAGGATTTGGTCGGGCGCGACGTCCGAGGGCTCGATGCCCACGGTGCGGACCTCGCGCAGCAGCTCGGCGTAGGTGAAGGTGTCGCAGCCGACTCGGCCGGTCTCCCACGCCTGCGCGACCCACGAGACGCCGCGCCATGCCGCCGGGCGGTCGCCCGGCTGGGGCACGTGGGTGGTCGAGCTGGCGGCGGCGAGGAGCGGCGAGAACCGGTGCCGGATGGGGTCGAGGCGCTCGTCGGTCCAGAGCGCGGCCTCGTCCCAGCATTGCGCGGCGTGGACGAGGTGGCGCTCGTGAACCTGCGCCTTCACGATGACGCCGAGGTCGCGCAGCGGAAACTTCCGCCGGCAGCCGCCGAGGGCCCCGTGGTGGAAGATCGGGTCGCGGTCCCCGTAGTGGAGCGCGAGCGCGAGCCCGAGGGGCCCGGCGGGGTCGCCGTGCCACCTCCAGCTCACAAGGGCGGGGTCGAAGCTCACCGGTGCCGGTCCAGGTGGAACGAGAGGTGCCCCTGAGCTTGGGCGACCTTGTTGCCGGGGACGGTGACCTCGAAGCCGCACGAGCACGAGGCGACGGTCTGGCCGTAGGTCTTGAGGTACTTGGCCGGGGTCGGGGTGTGGGTCTTCATTGGATGCCCTCCTGGGCGTATTGGTGGGTGAGTAGACCGTGGGCGAGGGGGTGCGGGTGGAACGTGCGCACGAGGTGCAGCATGTTCCAGCGGAATTCGGCGTCGTGGAGGTGCGCGTGCTGGGGGTCCACGAGCGAGCGGTAGAGGTGCGCGGCCTCGTGCAGGACGATCGAGGCGGTGGTGGGGAGCGCGAAGCGTAGCCGCAGCTCGACCCGGTGGCGGTAGGGGCGCCGGCGGTAGCAGGTGATGTCGCAGCGCTCGAAGTCGGCGAGGGTGACGGTGGCGTCGCGCCTCATGGGGCGCACGGTGGCGCGGCTGGCGAGGGAGGGCGGGAGCACGGCGTCGAGGTAGCGCTCGACGTCGGCGACCGTCCAGAGTCCGGGCTCCCGGAGGGCGCGCCTCCACGTGGTCTCAGCCACGTAGAGGCGGGTGACCCCGAGGTCGCGGCGGGTCTTCACCGCCGGCGCCAGACGACGGGCTGGCCCGTCTTGTTGCAGCGGTACGTGGCGCCGGCGGGCGGGGCCTTGTACCGGGTGTGCTCGTGCTCGCACGAGCAGTCGGCGACCCACGGGCCCGGCGCCGCCTGGAGCTGACTGTCGCAGCTCCGGGGGTCGGCGCCGACCGTGATGGCGGCGACCTTCCACCGGTGCCCGTGGCCGGCGCCGGGGCCGGCGAGCACGTGGGCCACCTCGTGGAGGATGGTGTCGAGAGCCCGGTCCCGGTTGGACTCAAGCTCGAACACCGGCCACGAGAGGCCGATTTCACGGGGCCCGTATCGACACTGACCGGCCCGCCGGCGGGCACGATCCCAGCGGAACGTCCAGCCGGCGGCGGTCAGCCCGTACTCATCGAGGGCGGCTTGCGCCAGCTCCTCGATGTCCTGCTTCGTGAGGACGGCCATCAGTCGACCCGGTGGTCGAGGATCACGAGCCGGTGGCAGCCCTTGAGCGGCGTACGGAGCGTGATGATCGAGCCGTTGTCGAGGTTCTTGGCGTAGACCACGCCGTCCGCCACGTGGACGATATCGAGCGTCCACGAGGCGAGGGGGGCGATGCGGTCGCCGGCCTTGATGTCCTCCCAGGCGACGGGCTCCCACCGGACGTTGCCGGTCTCGGTCACGTGGTTGTTGGGGTCCCAGCTCATGCCGGCACCCCCGCAGCGGCCAGGAACCGGGCCCGGTCGAACCGGGGGTTGTCCCGCCCGAAGGCGTCGGCCACCCGCTGGATGGCCTGCTCGAAGCCCCGGCGAGCGCCGGAGCCCTGGACCTCGGTGAGGTCGGGCCAATCGCCGGCGAGGTGCTCGGCGATCAGGACGTAATCCTTGCGTGTCATGTCTGCCTCCCGTGGCAGGAAATGGATGAGGACCGGCAATTTAGTCTGCCGGTCCTCGTCCTGTCAAATTGAATTTCTCGGCGAGCTACCTCGGGCCCGCCTCCTCGGTCGCGATTCCCCACAGAATCCAGAGGATGCCCACGAGGAAGATCAGCGCAGCGATCAGCAGCTCGATCACCGGCAGTCGCCGGCGGGCTCGGGCGGGCTGTCCTCCTCGGCGCCGGTCGCGACGATGACGCCGACGTGGTTGTGCCATGCGCCGTCGTGGTAGTCCACGAGGTCGCAGCTCGGGCGCGGCGCCGGCGCCCTCGTGGGGGCGAGGGTGACGGCGAGCACGAGCAGGGCGACGCCCACGAAGTAGGCGAGGGTGAACACGGCGATGCGGTGGGCGATCACTCGGGCACCGGCCAAATGGTCACGCCCGACACGATGACGGTGAACCGGTCACGGTCGGCGGCACGGTCCACGAGGCGCCGCAAGAGGGCCCTCGTGCAGTCGGCCTCGTCGCGGCCCTCCACCTGGACGGTGAAGCCCCACACCTCGGGGGCCGGCTCGGGCTCGGGGGCCCACAGGGCCGCGGCCCCGTCGGTCTCCACGTGCTGCCACCCGGCGCTCTTGAGCACCTCGATGGCGGTTTCCACGGCGTCAGCCATGATTTCCTTTCTGCCGGGCCGCAGGGTGCGGCGCCGGCACCGGTGAATTTAGACGGAGCTGGAGGAAATTGCAAATAGCAAAGGGCCCCGGCTTTCGCCGGGGCCCTCGCTCTACATCTTGCGTTGGTTGTGGTACTTCCCGTTCCTTCCTTCCTTGAGGGAGCCTCCTCTCTGGTGAGTGGCGCCGCCGGCCCGGATGGCCGACGGTCGCCGGAGATTATGCGTACGGGCTGAGACCGGGGAGCGCGACCTCGCCGGGGAGCGGGATGCGCCCGCCCACGCCGGGGTACAGCTCGTCCTCGGTCTCGACCACCCGCGCCTCGTGGGGCTCGGGGTGCAGCTCGCGGTCGTTGGCCCGCTCCCACACGTCGTCCTCGGCGAGGTTCTCGGACTTGAAGCGGGCGAGCACGATCCGGCGGGCGTCGTCGGTCACGACGGCCCACAGGGCCGGGACCTCGTAGCCGCAGTCGCGGCACGCCTCATCGAGCCCGTGCTCGTCGGCCTCCTCGAAGACCTCGGCGCCGCAGTCGCAGCGCTCGCCGCAGGCCGTCTGGTCGTCGTGGGAGTGCAGCGGGCGAAGCTCGGCGCCCTCGTAGTCGGACAGCTCGGCCTCGTCGGGCTCGTCGTCCCGCTGGGTGCGGGCGTAGTCGAGGGCGATTTCCTCGGCGCAGGCGTTGCAGGCGACGAAGCCGTCCCCGACGTAGCCGTAGATGCGGGTGTCGATATTCACGATGGCCTCCCGTGGCCGGTGGTGAGTAGGTGGAGGGAAATTAGCACGTGGATTTCGCCGACGCAAACGGAAAGCGCCCCCGGCCGGAGCCGGGGGCGCTTCTGGTTGGGGTACTAGGCGCCGGCCGGCCGGCCGGGTTGTCCTAGAGCTTGACGCAGGGCGGCGCCGTGAGGGGGTCGCCGCCGCAGTCGGGGCACGGGGCGAGGGTGGCCTCCTCGGGGTCGAGGAGGGCGATGCGGCGCCGGAGCTGCTCGGCGTCCCGGAGGCGCTTCTGGCGCTCGGTCACGTGGACCCACTCGGCGGTGCTGTTGCGCAGCGAGGGCGTGACGTAGGCCGGCGGGCTGACGGGCGGGTCGACCAGCTCGTGGTAGATGCCCTGGGTCAGGAACCCTCGGGGATCGACCACGGGCCCGAGCACCCAGCGGGAGGGCAGGCCGTAGGTGGCCTGGAACTTCTCGGCGGCGTCGCGGTCGATCGAGGCGAGCGTCTGCCACGTGCAGGAGGCGGCGCCCACGGTGTTATGGGTGAGGTCCGAGCCGATGCGGTCCCGAGGGCCGGTGACCTTCTCGTGGTACTCAGCGAGCTGCCGGAGCAGGAGCCCCGCCAGTATGCGGCGCTCGTACGCTCCGAGCTGGAGGGCGCCCTCGGCCGGCGTGATGCGGAAGGCGTCGCCGTCCGGGGTGAGGTGGTAGAGGGTGTCTGACATGGTGGCCTCCCGTGGCCGTTGGTGGGTGTCCAGGGGACGGTAGCCCCTGGACACCCGGAAATGCAAATTCAGTCGGGTGGGGCGGCGGCGTAGACGCCGTACATCACGCCGGCGATGGTGGCGTGAGCTACCGACAGGGTGGCCCACACCTGCCGCTGCGCGACGCTATCGCGGTGCGGGTCGTCGTCGGCGAGGGCGGCGTAGCGGCCGGCCTCGGCGAGGTGGTCGGCGCCACCCATGAGGTCGTGGGTCTCGTGCATCGCCTCGACGTAATCGGTGGTGATGGTCATATTTCACCTCCTTCGGTCAGCTTGGGAAGGGCGGGGACGGCGGCGCGCAGCTCGGTGAGGGAGGGCGGCGTCGGGGGCCCGTCGAGGTTGCGGAGTGCGTCGAGGGCGGGGTGCGGCGCCTCGGCCTCGGGGGGCAGGACGTCGAGGGTGTAGCCCTCGTTCCCGTTGACCTTGTGGTAGCGGAGCCCGAGCACCGTGGCCGATTCGAGGCGGTCCTTGAAGGCGAGGCGCTCCAGCTTGTGGTTGTTGTTGTTGGCCCGGCACCACATCTCGTAGTCGAAATACAGGCGCCGGATACCGGTGGTCGCCGACGGGTTGACGACGCACCGGTCATCCAGCCAGGCGCGCACGTTGTCGGAGCGGGTGGCGAAGACGTCGCGCACCGCGATCGAGGTGCGGGTCTGGACGAAACCGCCGGTCCCGAGCACCCACACCAGGGCGTCGAGGGCCGTTTCGATGATGGCCGGGATTTCGGTGCTGAGCTTGTCCACGAGGTGCGGGTCGGTGTGGCCGGCGAAGGTATTGGGGAAATAGAGGGTGTACCACCGCTCGAAATAGCCAGGGCCGGCATCGCGCACGCTGGGGATGGTGTTGGAGGCGGCGAGGAACAGGCCGGGAGGGTTGAGGGGGAACGGGTGCGCGCGCTTGCGCTCCACGAGCACGGGCTCACCGGCGGTGACCTGGAGGAACCCGGTGGTGTCGCTGATGAAAGCGCCCGAGGCGTCGAAGTCGATATTGATGATCTTGTTGTGCAGCTCGGCGAGCTTGAATTGATTGACCGAGGTGTTCATTTCGCGCAGGGACACGTTCGAGGTGTTGCCGCGGCCCACGATGCGACGGATCAATTCGAGGAGGGTGCCCTTGCCGTTACGGCCGGTCGGGCCGTACATCCATACCGCTTTCTGGAGCGGGTTGGAGGGGAGCATGGCGTAGCCGATGATCTGCCAGACGGCGGGGATTTGGGCCTCGTAGCCCTTGAAGACCTCGGCGAGGAAGGCGTCGAAGCGGGGGTGCCGGTGCTGATGGTCGGGGTCGGCCGGGAAGTCCCACGGGAGCTTGGCGGTCGTCCAGTCGGCGGGGCGGTGCGGGGTGAAGGTGGCGGCGAGCGGGTCGTAGGTCCCGTCATCGAAGGGGATCAGGCGGGGGTTCGGGCGCCCCATCCGAGGGAGGCGCGGGTCGTGGAGGAGCAGCGGGCGCACCTCGCGGCGATGCTTGACCCGAGCGTTCCGGCCGAACGCCGTATTGACCACGAGGTCGAGGAGGGACGGGGGCGAGGCGTCGAGGCGCCACCGCTCGACGCTGGGGTCGTAGACCCACAGCTCGTCGTCGTGGCCGAGTGCGAAGGAGCCCGTATCGAGGGCCTCCTGGGCGATGGCGGTGTAGTCGGGGCCGGCGGTATCGGTGGTCACGATTCAGTCTAACCGGGGCTAAATTCCGCATGTTCCCCCTGTTCCCCCCAGCGCTTGTGACGTCTGTCACTTTCGGGGGGTATAAGAGGAAGTCTGGGAGGTAGTTAGTACCACGCGCACCTGCGCCTGTGGCGGTAAATGGCAGGCCAAACTTCCCGTTCTTCCCCCCGGTACTATCTATGGCATGGATTCCACCAACTCGATCGTGCCCGTCGAGCGCACCTGGGAACAGGCGAAGGCGAGCGCGATCAGCCCCGGCGGGAAGTTCAACGAGAAGCGCCGCGCGATCTACCTGGAGGAGCGCCGGCAGGGGACGCCGCACCTCACCGCGCTACGGCGGGCCGACATCTCGCCTAGCACGCATGATCGCTACTCGGCTGCGATCGGCCAGCAATGGAAGAACACCGTCCGGTATGCGGTCGAGGAGGGCCTCGACCCGATCAGGGCGGTGCGTCGGGCTGCTGCCCTAGAGGGCGAGCCGTGGGCGGTGCGTGCGGAAATCGGCGACGGTCGCGCCGCTAGTGGCGGTGCGTCCGGCGGTGAGGGCCCCGCAGGGTCGACCACCGTGAACATTGGCGCCGTCGTCGTGGGCGGCGAGGCGGGGGTCGCCGGCGCGCTCCACGGGATTCTCGACCGATTGCGGGAGCGGGAGCGTGCGATAGCAGGAGGCGACGGGAGCGAGCACGAGAGCGCATAACGCAAACGAGGCGACCGCTCGTGCTGGTCGCCTCGTGCGCTCGTGCGCTCGCCTCGTGCTCGCTGGTCGATACCGCCGGCGGGAGCTGCGCAGCTCGTGCGCTAGCTCGTGCTGGTCGCCTCGCTCGCTGGTCACGAAATCACACTAGTGGAATTCGACCGCTCGTGCTCCCGCTCGTGAGCGGTCGCCTCGTGAGAGCGTGCTAAATCGACGCCTAAGCTCGTGCGAGGGAGGGAGGCGGTAGGTAGGTGCGGGAGGATGGGAGGCGAGCGCAGCGGTCGATTTCTCGCCTCGCTCCCGTCGCGACCGCCGGCGGAAATGTGCGCGAGCTTGAGCGGGAAACGAAAGAGGCGACCGCCTAGGCGGTCGCCTCTCGTGCTCGCTCTCGTGCGCAGCTCGTGCGCTCTCGCTGGTCGCTAGAAATCCTCCGTTCCGTCGGATAGGTGCGCAGCGGGAGCGGGAGCGGGAGTGTTAGCTCGCTGCGCTATGTGCGCAGCACGTAGGTTCCCGCTCGCTTTACCGTCAAGCTCCCGCCTATGCGCTAACCAACAAATCGCTTGCAATTGCTGCGGGAGGATTCCCGCTCGCCTCGCCTCGCTGCGGTAGATAGAGGCGACCAGCGCATAGGTTCCCGCTCGCTCTAGCCATTTATCGGATGGCGAGCGACCGCCTATCCCGTGGAGAGCTATGGCTACAGCATGGCGGTCGACCGTTACCGCTCCCGCTCGTGAGGGATAGAGGATGTTTCGATAGAACGAGCGCACCTTTCGACCGCCTAGCACGAGCGAGGGAGGCGAACCCTCAAGAATGGCGAGAGCTTTAGAAATCCCGTCACCTAGCGCACCTATGCTCTGCGCTTCCTCGTGCGAGCGGGAGGCGACCAGCGAGCGAGCTGCGGAAATGTTCGCTAGCCATCCGATTTGAGGCGAGAGCGCAGCGATTACCGCAGCTCCCGTACTCACTCCCTCGCCTAGCTCGCTCGCTAGCTCGTGCGCTACGGGATACCAACCCATCCCGCTCGTGCGCTCGCTCTCGTGAGCGAGGCGGTAGCACGTGCGCACGTTCTCACGCAGCACGCTCACGGGATACGTGCGCAGCTCTCGTGCGATGCTCGCACGTATGGCGGTTTGCCTAGCTCGCCTCCCGCTACCTACCGCCGGCGGGAGGAAACCGCCGGCGGGAGGAAGCGAGCGCAGCTCTCGTGCTCGCTGGTCAGTAGGCACTAGCGAGCACGTTCTCAAGCGAGCGAGCGTAGATACCGCCGGCGGTCGCCTCTATGCGCTCGCCTCCACCGTAGGTGAGGGAAATCGCATCCTGGAAATACCAGCGAGCGAGAATGGCGAGCGTGCGCTCAAGCTCCCGCCTCGTGAGCGAGCACGTACCGCCGGCGGTAAAGGTTTCCTCGCTCCCGTGTTCCTCGCTGGTCGAAATCCCGCCATCCACCCGGAAATCAAGCGAGGCGAACAAGTCGACCGTATCCCGCTTGAATTCCTCCCATTCCGAAAGCGGAAGGTCGCGACCGCTCGTGCTCTCGATATTGCGACCGATCGAAACGATCACCCATCCCGCCTCGCTCGTGCTGGTCTCGTGCTCGCTGGTCTCGCTGGTCTCGCTCGTGCTCCCGCCGGCGGGAACGAATCCGCCTAGCTCGTGCGAGAAACGGAACGCTGCGGACGGTCGGCAGATTTCGCCCGGATATCCCTTGTGGGCGGGACGGTCGGAAATCGGATTCGTAGGCATTGCTCGCCTCTTTCGTAGGTGTGAGGGAATTTCCCTCGCTCGTGCTCTGCGCTCTCGTGCGCAGCTCACGAGCGAGGGAGGCGACCGCTCGTGCTGGTCGCCTCCCGTCGCTAGCTCTCGCCTCGCTGGTCTCCCGCTCGCCTCCCTAGCGACCATCGACGGTCGATGCTCTCGCTACGTGCGCTCGCTCGCCTCCCGTCGCTAGCTCTGCGGGAGGCTACGTAGCCTCGCCTACGGTCGGTTAGGTACGTGCGAGCGAGCTGCGTGCGCTCGCTCTCGCTCGTGCTGGTCACTTTCCCGCCTCCCTCGTGCTCGCCTCAATCATCGACCAGCGAGCGAAATCCTGCCTACGTTGCCACGCAGCTCGTGCGCTCGCCTCGTGCTCCCGTAGGCGGTCGCCTCGCTGCGCATCCCGCAGAGTGTCAAATCGCATAGCTCTCGCTCCCGTGCTCTCGTGCGAGGGAATTTCCCTCGCTCGCTCGCCTCCCGTGGGCAGGGAGGAAAGCGAGCGAGGGAGGCGAGCACGTGCGCTCGCCTCCCGCCGGCGGTCGCCTAGTTGTCTGCGTACCATTCCGTCGCGACCGCTACCGCCATCGGAACGCTTGAGTAGCTCTCGCTGTAGGTGTGCGACTCCCGCAGCTCTCGCACGTAGTGAGGAAGCTCACGAGCGAGGAATACCTCACCCGTAGACGGGACCCATACCGCCGGCGGAACGAGGAAGCTCTCTAGAACGATCCCGCAGCTCTCGCACGTGCGCTCGCCTCGCTCGCCTCGCTCGCTCTCGTTCTCGTGCTCGCACGTGCGAGGCGAGAAATCCCGCAGCGAGCCGACGGGAGGGAGACCGTCGGCGGATAGGTGCGAGGCGAAACCGCCGAAAGCGTGCCTACCGTCGATGCTCACGTAATAGCTAGGCGTGCATTCCGTCCCGTCGGGACGGGTGAGCTGCGTGGTCACGATTTCGACCAGCACGGGACCGATCACCCAGACTCCCGCCTCGTTCGTTCCCGTGCTGCGTGCTGTCCAGAGCGTGCGAGTGAGTAGCTCGCTCGTTCCTCGTTCGCTGGTCTCGTGGGTCGCATCCATGTTCGCTCTCGTTCCTCGTGCGTCGGTTTCCTGTCGGGTGACACGTGCTCATCGGACCGAAATTCTGTCAAGAGGGAAATCTCAAATAACGCTGTGACCAGCGGAAATACAGCGCTGTAGTTCGGCGGATTTCGCGACACTCGCTGCCGAAATCCCCTAGGTGGTCGCGAGCTGCGGTAGGCGCGACCGCCTCGCCTCCCTCCCTCCCGCAGCGGTATCGCGCTCCCGCCTCGCCTCCCGCCTCCCTCGTGCTCGCTACCGCAGCTCGCATATCGGGACGGGAGGCGACCGCCTCGCACGTGCGACGGGAGGGAGGGAGGCGGGAGCTATGCAACGTGATGCATAGGTATGCGCTCGCCTCGCCTCCCTCCCTCGCTGGTCACGTGTTACAGCACGTCATATGAAACGGTTACAGTTCGATGTCATTGAATCAATGGTTGTTCACAATTGGGGACAACTTTCGAGGCGGGGGGCGGGGCGGGGGGCACACCCCCTTCGTGGCGGGCCCGCGCGCCCTAAGTTGGCGTCCACCGGTGCTACGAAATTTCGAGCTGTAACCCGCGTACACTGGCCCCATGCCCACCCACTACCCGCCCGCCTACGACGCCCACGACGACCCCCCGCACCCGGTCCTCGACCGGGTGTTCCCCGTCCACGAGTGCGTCCCCGTCCCCGCCGGCGCGATCTACCTGAACAGCGGCGGGCACGCCTACTCGACCCACGGCACCGCCGGCCCGATCCAGGGGTTCTACGTCCCGCACCTCGACGGCGCAGCGCTGCTGTAGGCTCCCCCCATGCGAGGACCAGCCCTGACCACCGAGGAAATCCGCGACTACCAGCGGCGCGCCGCCGAGCGTGACGCCAAGGCGCGCGCGGAGGTCGAGCGCGAGCGGCGCTCGTGACCTACACGCCTCCCACCGACGATGACCTCGCGGCCATCCAGAACACGGCGGACTACCTGCACGAGACCATCGGCCACCTCACCGAGGACGCCGCCCGCCTGACCCTGGTCCGGGACCGCCTCGCGGTCCCCGCCCCACCACCGCCCCCGGCGAAACCTGCGCTGTCGCCGGTGGGCGTGGTGGGCGCCTCCTCCTGGAACCAGCTCCCCGCCATCCAGCGCCAGGACGCGCTCCACCTGATGCGCCAGGCCGGCATCACCCACTTCCGGCTCGGCGTCCCGTGGTCCTCCGTCGAGCGGCGCCCCGGCGTCTACGCCCTCGATTTCTACAAGACCCTGGTGCGCGAGGTGGTCTACGCCGAGCTGGTGCCGATCATCGTCACGGGCTACACGCCGACCGACCTTCGCCCCGCGGGCGGCGATATGTTCAGCGCCCCGCGCTCCCCCGCCTACGAGGCCCGGTGGGAGGGCTACCTGCGCGCCCTGTTCGTGGCGCTCTGCCCGCTCGGCGCCTGGCGCTACGAGATTTGGAACGAGCCGAACCACAAGGGCCCTCCGGGCATGTGGCCCGTCAGCCCCGGCCTCTACTCCGATATGTGCATGATCGCGCACAAGGCGAGCTGCGACTTCGACCGGCGCATCCGCCTTGTCGCCGGCGCGATCAGCCCCGCCCCCGACAAGCTCCCCAACGCGCTCGGCGGCACCAAGTTCCTCGAACAAGTGTTGCAGCACGAGCCCGACTTCTTCTCCTTCGTGGACGAGTGGTCGCTGCACCCCTACGCCGGCACCACCACCTTCCTCGACGGCCCGATGTGGAAGAAGCACTACGGCCCGACCCGAGCCCTCATGCCGGCCAACATCCCGATGTCGGCCACCGAGTGCGGGTGGGCCACCGCCCCCGGCAAGGGCGTCACCGAGCAGGTGCAGGCGAGCCGCCTCACGCAGGCCATCACCGACTGGTCCGCCCACGAGGCCGGCGTGTTCTACATCTTCAACTGGCGGGATTGGGGCACCGGCGCCGACCGCGACAACAGCCAGGGGCTCGCGCGCCTCGACGGCACCCTGCGCCCCAGCTACTTCGCCGTCAAGAACCTGCTGGTCGGCTGATGGCTCTCCTGCTCGCGCTCGTGTTCGGCTTCTGCTACTGGCTCACCGGCGCCGCCGCGTTCCAGTGGTTGGCCGTCGGCTTCGCCCTCCTGTGGGTGGTCGCCGTCGTGTTCGACGCGATCGTCGGGGACTGAGCTACACTCGTCGCCATGCCGTTCTCCGTCCGCACGATCGCCGTCGCCGCCGACACCCCCGTCGAGGTGGCCGGTCGCGACGTGTCCACGACCGCCAAGGTCAACACCAAGGGCGTGAGCCACACGATCAAGCTGAACTTCATCCCGACCTCGACCGCGGCCGTCGTGCAGATCGCCGAGACCTCGGCCAAGGCGAGCACCGGCTTCCCGCTCCAGAGCACCGACCCCGCGGTCGACACGGTGTTCCAGGGCGACGACGAAATCAACCTGACCCCCAACGATGCGCTGTGGGTCCACGCCACCGAAGCGGGCACGCTGTACGTGCTCGTCGTCTGAGCGGTACACTCGCGACCATGCCTGCAACCAAGACCCTCCGTCCCAGCCCCTCGGCCCCCGGCAAGGAGCTTCCCGATCCGCCCGCAGCGGACGCGACTGCCGACCTCACCTACGTGCTCAGCCTCACCGTCACCGGTGCGGACACGGCCGGTGGCTCGACCGCCGTCTACACCTGGGTGAACTACACCGCCGACCTCACCCCCTGACGATGGCGCTCGACCAGTTCGCTCCGAACCAGTACCGGCTCACCGTCGGTGCCGACGACACCGAGGACGGCATCGCCATCTTCGTCGGCGACGAGGCATTCGCCCGTGTCAGCATCAGCGCCGCAGGCATCGCGGTTGGTGATGGCACCGAGGCGCCGGTCGTGCCGGTCGACACCCCGAGCGCGGCTGCGGAGGACGACGGCACGTACCTGCTGCTCGCCACCGTGACCGACGGCGCGGCCGTCTACACCTTCGTGGACAGCGCCGACTACGTGAACGCGTAGCCGGGTACACTCCAGCCATGAAGTTCCACGGCAAGAACGCCCAGGCGGGTCTCACCGCCCTCGAAATCGTGGTCATCATCCTCGTGGTGATCGTCCTCCTGGCGCTGTTCGGCGCCATCAGCCTCTAGCCCTGCTACGCTGACCAGCCTCGGGAATCTCATGGTGCTCGCACCGGACAGGTACCCGACAACGCGACCCACATCCTGAGCTTTAGGACCCGGCAGTCTGAAATTGCCGGGGGCAACGGGAGTTTCTCCCCGAGCATCGAGAGCCCGCGGTGTTGGCGAGCCGAGTCCTAGCCCCCAACCAAGTCCGTCGAAAGCCTCTCCTCCGGGAGTCGCGAATAGGGGACAGCGGTTGGGGGCTTTCTCGTTGTAGCCTGCGAGTGCCGTGCCTACCCTGCCCAGCGTCGCCGAAATCGAGCGCCTGCTCACCATCGCCACCCCCGAGGAGGCGAAGGAGCTGGAGCACCTGCTCGAACTTCACCTCTCCCTCGACAGCCCCCTCGCGCTCGCGCTGCGCGTCACCCCCAACACGCAGCCCTTCCCGCACACGGTCCTGATCGACAAGTACCTCGTCGCGCTGGTCGAGCACAGCCTCTACCACGAGACCAGCGAGGCGGCGCGGAGGGACGACGCGACGCCTCTAGGCATCGACGTGCCCGCGGTGTGGGTGTGGGACGACGAGGACATCGGCGCCGGCCACTTCGAGCACCCCGAGACCGGCGAGCAGCCGGTCTACAACCTCGGCCTCTCGTGCCCGCCCCAGCACGGCAAGAGCTTCATGGTGAGCCAGCACCTCCTCGCCTGGTACCTGCTCCGCTACCCGACCCGCCACGCCGCGATCATCAGCTACGAGCACGACTTCGCCACCTCGTGGGCCTACAAGGTGAAGAAGCTGATCGAGGACCACAACGAGTACGGCGTCGAGCTGGACGCCAGCACGCGGTCGAAGGGCGAGTGGCTGACCGTGTTCGGCGGCGGGCTCCTCGCCGCCGGCGTCGGCGGTCCCCTGACCGGCCGCTCGCTCCACCTCACGGTGGTGGACGACCCCATCAAGAACGCCGAGGAGGCGCTCTCCGAGACCAAGACCAAGGGCACGCAGGACTGGTGGACCTCGACCGCGAAGACCCGTAATCAGTCCCCCCGCAAATGGCCGGGCAAGGACGCCGAGGCGGGCGTGCGCGTGGTGATGATGACCCGCTGGTCGAAGGCCGACCTCGCGGGGTTCGTCGCGCGCACCGAGGCCGACGAGTGGTTCTTCCTCAACCTGCCCGCGATCAGCGAGGGCATCGACCCCGACGACTTGCCCGAGGGCCACAAGGTCGACCCGCTCGGCCGCGAGAAGGGGATGGCGCTCGCGCCCATGCTCCACTCGAAGGCCGTGCTGGAGCGGACCCGCGAGGCCGGCGACCCCGACGACCCCGGCTCGGGCGGCGCCTTCTGGTTCGAGGCAATGTATCAGGGATATCCGACGGTCGAGGGCTCGGGCATCTTCTCCCCGCCCTACGACTACTTCACCCGACGGAACAACCGTTTCACATTTGCCGACGGCTACGAGTGCTACTACGAGGACATGCGGCATTTCGCCTCGACCGACCTCGCGATTTCCACCAAGACCCGCGCCGACTGGACCGTGTTCATGGAATTGGGCCAGTGTCCCGACGGGCGCCTCGTGGTGGTCGACGTGTTCCGATTTCGGCTCGAAGGCCCCGACCACGAGCCGCGCCTCTACGAGTGGCTCGGCCAGCGGGCCAAGCCCATGTTCGTCTGCATCGAGGACAAGACCTTCGGCACGATGCTGATTCAGCAGGTGAACCGCAAGGCCAAGTTCATCCCGCGCCCGATGAAGGCCGACATCGACAAGCTGACGCGCGCGATCCCCGCCGGCCAGGCCATCAAGAACCACCGGGTCTGGTGGCCGGCCCCGAGCAAGGCCGAGTGGGCGCGCCACATGGAGGCCGAGATGGAGGCGTTCCCTACGCCCGGCGTCCACGACGACATCGTGGACACGCTGGCCTACGCCGTGCAGGCGTGGCTCACCCTCGCCATGCGCCAGGCCCCCGAGCAGGACCACGACACGTCGATGAAGGCCAAGGTCCAGCGCGACCTCCAGAAGCGCCTGCGCAAGCAGGGCAAAGGGCGCGGCCGTCATCCCATCCTCGGCCGCATGTAGCCTACGAGGGTGCCCGTCCTGACGATGAACTTCCCCGTGGGCACCACGGGGACGATCGAATTCATTTGTCCGTTCTACCTGTTCGACAGCGACGGCAACGAGATTCAGGCCCCCTTCTCGGAGCTGGTGACGGTCAACTCGACCGAGGAAACGGTCACGCTCCTGTCGGGCGTCGACCCCGATGTGGTGCCCAACCCCTGGTCCTACACGGTCAAGATCAACCTGAATGGCGCCAACGAATTCATCGCCTACGTCGAAATGCCGCTCACCGCCGCGGATTTCATGGACGTGTTCAACCCGACCCAGCCCTCGACGCCGGAGTATTACGTCCTCAAGAGCGACTACCTCGCGCACGTGGACGAGGTTGGCGGGCCCGGCGGCGGGCTGACCGAGGAGGAGGTGCAAGACCTCATCGACGCCTCCGAGGTGGCGCACGAGGCCGAGGCGAACCCCCACGCCGTGTACCTGACCCAGGCCGAGGCCGACGCGCTCTACGCCGACGCGGCTGATATCACATCCGCTATATCCACCCACTCCGGTGCGGTCGACCCCCACGGGGACCGGGCGTTCGCCACCTCGGCGGTCAACACCGAGGCCGGCACCCGAGCGTCGGCCGACACCGCGCTCGACGGCCGGCTCGATGTGGTCGAGCCCGCGGTCATCGACCACGAGACCCGGATTGACGACCTGGAGCTGGAGGACATCGCCCTCGACGGCCGGCTCGACACGGCTGAGACCGACATCACCGCCCTCGAAGCGGCGGACGTCGCGCTCGACGGACGGCTGGACACCGCCGAGTCGGACATCAACATCCTGGAGGCCGCTGACGCCGCACTCGACACTCGCCTCGATGCGGAGGAGGCCCTGTCGGTCACCTTCGACTCGCGCCTCGACACCCACGACACCGACATCGCCGCCAAGGCCCCGCTCGCCGACCCGACCTTCACGGGCACGCCGGATGCGCCGACGGCCACGGTCGGCACGAACACGACCCAGCTCGCCACCACCGCGTTCGTCCAGACCGCGAGCGGGCTGCTCGTGCCCAAGTCGCTCTACACGGGCAAGGGAGTGATCCTTGCCGCCACCGCCGCCGACACCCCAGCCGCGCACGCCGCGCCCTCGACCGGGCAGTTCATCGTCGGCAACACCGCCAACTCCGACGGGCTAGAGAACCGGGTGCTCGCCTATACGGACATCCCCGCCTTCCCGAAGGGCACGATGTCGGTCGGCACGAAGGTCGTCTCGACCGGCACCGACACGATCATGGGTCTCACCGCCGACACGAACCCCGGCGTCACGGTGAGCCAGACCCACGCCTTCCACTCGGACAGCACCAACCGCTCCCGCATGACGATCCCCTCCGGGCTCGACGGCGACTACCTCTGCATCGTCGCCGCCAACCTGGGCGGCACCGACTCCGGCGGCTCCCGGCGCGCCCGGCTCCTCAAGAACGGGTCGACCCTGGCGACCCTGACCTCGCCGGACGCCCCGGCCGCCATCCCTGCCATCGAGTCGGTGACAGCTATGGCGGTCGGCCTGGTGGCAGGGGACTACCTGGAGGTGCAGGTCTTCCAGGACTCGGGCGGCGCTCTCAACTTCACCATGTCCGGCTTCACGATCATCCGCATCCCCTAGGATGGGCCGGTGACCTCGTACAACGTGACCGCCGAGTTTGGCGCAGGCTCGGCCGGCACGGTGACCTTCCGCCGGCACGTCTGGCTCAACGACAACGGCGTGCTGATCCCCCCGGCCGACGTGATCGCGACCCTCGCGGGCAGCCCTCCGGGGTTCGTCCAGTCCTTGCGCGCGACCACCGAGACGGGCGTCAGCCCGCAGGGCTGGAGCTACGAGGTGATCGTTGACCTCGACGGCCAGGACCAGCTCGTGGGCTCCATGTTCCTCACGGCTGCGGCCGACCTGACCGACGTCTTCCAGTACGTCGCGCCCGAGGTGGGCGACTACTACGCCACCAAGGGCGAGCTGACCGCTTTCGAGGCTGAGGTCGCGTCTGGTTCTGCCTCCCAGGCTGCCCTCGACGCCGAGGAGGCTGCGCGCATCGCCGCCGACGAGGCGCTCGACACCGACCTCACCACGGCCGAGGCCGCGATCGTCACGCTCGACGGCCGTGTCGACACCCACGACACCACGCTCGGCACGCTCGACACCCGGCTCGACGCCGAGGAGACCGCGACCACCGCCCACGACACCCGGCTCGACGCGCTCGAAGCGCTCCCCGAGCTGCCGACCCCTGTCGGCGAGTCGGACGGCGACGTCCTCACCATCGACACCGACGGCTGGATCGTCGCGCCGCCCACCGGTGGCGCCGCCAACATCGTCAACACCGACTCGGACCCCGGCACCACCATCTACATCGGCACGGTCGAGCCCACCGACCCCCCGTACGACCTTGAGGTCGGCGACGTGTGGCTGGACACCACCCCGGCATGAGCTTCGCAGGGACGGCCTACGTGTGGGACGGCGCCGAGTGGCTGCCGACCGCTGCCGGCGAGTCGGGCGGCGGCGGCAGCAACCCTGTCGATGGGTACGGCGACGAACCCGAGATGCTGGTCGAGTACCTGTTCACGGGTGGAGTCACGACCGGCTGGACCCTGGTCGAGTCCTGGAGCCAGTCGCCCACCGACTACCAGTATTCGGCGGGCTCGGGCTCCGGCTACACGGTCATGCACCGGGCGCAGCAGTCGGGCGTGGTCTACGCCGAGACCGACGTCTTCCAGACCCACACGGGCACCGAGTGGGTCGCCATCCGCATCAACCACCCCAACGGCGGCGCCATCTACGACAGCACCGCCGACGGCGCCCTCATGCGTGGCAACGGCGACCTCGCGATCCCGTGGTCTGCTGGGGCCGACGCCTCGATCGGCGCAGGCGACTTGTCGGGCGCTCCGCAGGACTCGTCCGAGCGAGTCGCGCTGGGTATCCATTCGCCCGGAGGCGGGCTTGTCGAGCTGTACGTGAACCGCGTCCTGCGCCAGACCTTCACCGGCTGCACGGCTCGTGTCGGCACCCACATCGCCATCGGCGTCTACAACGGCGGGGCGGGCCACTTCCACAAGGTGCGTGAATACGACGCCCTTCCGTTCTAGACTGCCTCCAACTACCCGAGGAGCGTCATGTTCACCGAAATCCCCGACTTCACCCCGCAGAACCAGGGCGGCGCCACATGCACGTTCTGCGGCCAGCACGCCCGCGACATGCCCGACGGCCGGCGCGCGCGCACGTTCCGCACCCCGACCCACATCCACATGGAGGGCTGGATCGAGATTTGCGAGCGCTGCATCGTGGAGGCCGCGGTCAAGGTCGGCATGATCCCGACCGCCGAGGCCGAGGAGCTGCGCGCTCTGCACGAGGCTGCCGAGACCCACGCCGAGAAGCTCCTCCACGACCTGGAGGACCAGCGCTCGACGGTCCGCACCCTCGCGCAGTCGCTCTCGGTCGAGGCCGAGGAGCAGGCCGCGAAGGTGAAGAAGTCGTACGACCGCGGCTACGAGCAGGCCCTCGCCGACGCCAAGGCCGAGAGTGCGGAGCTGATCGGGTGAGGGCCGCACAGGTGCAGGCGCTCATCGACGCGCAGAACGCCGAGCGCGACCTCTGGTGGCGCCAGCTCCAGGCCGAGCGCGCATCCGTCGAGAAGGAGCGCGAGGCGTGGGCCGAGGAGCGCAAGCTCCTGCTCAACGCCGCCGTCAGCAAGGGCCAGAGCGAGTTTCTCGCCCGCCAGCAGGCGAGCAAGCCGGCGCGCCCGGCACCCATCCATGACCTGCCGGTCGAGGCCCGCGAGGCCCGGCCCCGCGTCATGGGTCTGTGATCCGCTAGCCTCATACCGTGGCGACAGACCAGCGGCAGGGCCCGCAAGACGAGCAGACCGCGCATGATGCCAACCCGGATCGTCCGTTCGACGCCGCCAAGGTCCGAGCCCTGTACGACCAGGCCCTCCGCTACCAGCGAAAGGCGAACCAGGAATACTGGATGAACAGCGCCTTCCTCGAAGGCCACCAGTGGCTCTGGTGGGACACCCACTCGCGCTCGATCGCCGAGCTTCCTCGCGACGAGGACCGGGTGCAGGCCACCATGAACCGGCTCGCCCACAGCACCCGCTCGATCATCAGCAAATACACCCAGCGCGAACTTGGGTTCGAGGTGCTCCCCGACGCCGGCACCGACGCCGCCATGACCGGCGCCAAGATCGCCGAGGCCGTCATCGAGGGCGTGCGGAAGTCCCACGATTGGGAGGTCAAGCGCGAAATCGTCGGCCGCGCCGCATGGAAGGCCGGCACCGCCGGTATCTGCGTCGATTGGGACAAGAACGCCGGCGCCCCGCTGTTCGACGGCGGGCTCACCGCCGACGACCCGAACCAGCGCGCCGCCGTGGTCTACGAGGGCGACAGCGTGGAGACCGTGCTCTCGATCGCCGAGATTGCGCTCCAGCCGGGCGTGAAGGACGGCGAGACCGGCACCTACTGGATCAAGGCCGTGGCCCTCCCGCCCGAGGACGTCAAGGGCATGTTCAGCCTCGACAAGCTCCCGCCCGCCGACGCCTCGGCCGGGCTCACCCCGTTCGCCTCGAAGCTCCTCGCCTCCCACAGCGCCGAGGGCAACGAGGAGCGGCCCGACCTCACGCTCGTGCTCACGTACTACGAGCGCCCGAACCCCGCGAACAAGGAGGGGCGGGTCGCCATCGTGGTCGACAACAAGTTCGTGGACGGCCCCAAGGCGTGGCCCTTCCCCTGGACCGACCGCCTCAACCTCGTGCTGCACCGCGAGACCCCGAGCGAGACCAGCGCGCTCGGCACCACGATCCTGAGCCAGGCCCGGTACTCCCAGGTCGCGCTCAACAGCGCGTGGTCGAACTACCTGGAGCACCTCAAGAACGCCGGCAACGCGCGCCTGATGATCGACGCCGCGAGCCTCGACCTGATCGACGCGCTCACCGACCTCCCCGGCGAAATCATCCCCGTGCCCACGGGGATCGAGCGGCCCGAGTGGCTCCAGCCGGCGCCCATCGCCGACGCCCTGATCCGGCTCCTGGAGGAGCTGCGGATGGAGATTGACGACCAGCTCGGCATCCACGACGTGAGCCGCGGCACCGCCCCCGTCAACATCGAGTCGGGCTACGGGCTCTCGATCCTCGCCGAGCAGGACAACAGCCCCGTGGGCCGCATGGTCAAGGACTCGGCCAACCTCTGGTCGAAGGTCGCGAGCATGGTCCTCAAGCTCTACGAGGACAACACCGAGCACCAGCGCACCACGACGGTGAAGGCCGACAAGTACGGCCCGAAGACCGTCGCCTGGTCGGGCGACAGCTTCGCCGGCCAGACCGACGTGTCGATCCCCCTCGACGCGATCATGCCGCGCAGCCGCGCGGCGCAGATGGCCGTGGCCGAGAAGTTCGTGCAGATGGGGCTCGTGCAGGACATCGAGACCGCGGCCATGATGGCCGAGCTGCCGGGCCAGAAGGACCTGATCGCGGCCGTCAACCCCGACCTGAACCGCGCGCGCAACGAGAACTTCAAGATGAGCCAGGGCCGGCCGGCGCTGGTCGCGCCGTTCGACAACGACGAGGTTCACATCCGGGCCCACGAGTCCGAGATGAAGAACATGGAGTGGGACGACGCTCCCGAGGAAATCAAGGCGATGTTCCTGGAGCACGTCCAGCAGCACCTCACGATGGCTGCCGAGAAGGCCGGCAAGGCGCAGGCCCGCGCGCAGGTCTCACCGGTGCTCGCCACCGCGCCGGCCCTGTCCGGCACCCCGACCATCCCCGCCGAGGCCCTGCCCGACGGGTCCCTCGTGGACGCCGGCCCGCAGGCCAGCCTCCCGATGAACGCGCAGGAGCCGACGTCGATGGACGCCGCCGTCCCGCCTGGCGCCCCCGCTCCGCTCGAAGGCATGGGCATGGACAACAGCCAGCTCCCGCCCGAGGCAATCGCGGCCGCTGAGCAGTAGCATGTCGAGAACCAACCGCCCCTACCCAAGGAGTCCAGCGTGACCATGACCGAGCCGGCAGGCGATGCCGGCGCCACCGAGAGCAGCAACGTGCTCGACTGGCCCGACGCCAGTGACATCGGCGACGAGGTGTTCGAGGAGACCACCGAGCCCGCCGAGGAGACCAGCGAGGAGGCTCCCGCCGAGGAGACCACCGAGGAGCCGGCCGAGGAGGCCGCGCCCCCCGTCGAGACCTTCGATCGCGAGTACGTCGAGAAGCTCCGCAGCGAGGCTGCCGAGCACCGGGTCCGGGCCAAGGAGGCCAACGAGGCGTTCGAGGGGTTCGATGAGCCCACCCGCGCGGAATTCCTCGACATGGCCCGCGGGCTCAACGACCCCGACCGCCACGTCGAGGTCGCGCAGAAGTTCTACGACGTCGCCAAGCGGGTCTTCGACCACTACGGCATCGAGACCCCCGAGATGGTCCCCGACCCGAACCGGCCGCTGACCCCCAAGCAGCTTGAAGACCGCCTCCAGCAGGAGCGCGAGGAGCGCGACCTGGCCGAGCAGACGAGAATCCTCGACGCCGAAATCAAGTCCCTCGGCTACGAGACCGGCACCCCCGACCACTTCGCGCTCATGCGCATGGCGTGGGCCCGTGAGGACGGCTCCATCCAGGAGGCCCACAAGGCCGTCGAGGCGTGGAAGAAGGGCATCATCACCGAGTGGGCTAAGCACTTCCAGGAGAAGCAGGACCGCCACCTCGACACCGCCCCGCAGGTCGGGCTCGCCCCGGCCGAGGCGCCGGCCGAGGACCCCACCACCTTCGAGGGTGCGCGCGAGCGCATGAACCAGATGTTCAAGGACCAGGCGTAGACCTCCTCGCTACCGGAGGACCGGAGCCCGGCCGCAACAGCGGCCGGGCTCTTTCTATTCCAGGATGTTGCAACTTCTCGCGCGGGTGGGCATGATGGAGAACGCGAAGCCAGAAGAAGGGCCAGGAGCCCTTCGAGCAGAGGTCCGGGTGACCAAGCTCAAGCGGCAGTAGCAGAACCGCAAGTCACCCACGAGCACGGCAATCCCGCCGCGCTCCCTCCGCTCCTGAAAGGGCAAGCAAGCTCATGGCAATCACCGGCCTGAATCTGAGCGCCGCAAGCGCCGCGCTCAAGGACGTGTACCTCCCCGTGGTGCGCGACCAGCTCAACCGCTCGAACTGGCTCCTGAGCCAGATCGAGAAGAACACCGAGGACTTCGAGGGCAACCGCGCCGTCCTGTCCCTGCACGTCGGCCGCAACACCGGCATCGGCTTCCGCGCTGACGGCGCGGACCTCCCGACCGCCGGCAAGCAGGCGCGCACGACCTCCTACGTCGGGATGCGATACAGCTACGGCCGTATCGAGGTCACCGGCCCGACCATCAAGACGATGAAGTCCAACAAGGGCTCCTTCGTCCGCGCGGTCGAGTCGGAGATGAAGGGCGTCGTGAACGACCTCAAGCGCGACTGGTCCCGTGCGCTGTTCGGTGCCGGCAATGGCGTCATCGCCACCGCCGACGACACCGCGGCCAGCACCACGGTGGTCCTCCAGGCGGGCACGACCGACGCCGCCTGGCGCACCCTCAAGGAAGGCGCCGTCATCGACATCGGTACCGTCGCCTCCCCGACCTCGGCTT